ATACATAGTCAATTAAATCTTGTCTTGAAGCAGGTTGAGCCATTTATACACTATTACCTTTAATTTATTTATGGAGCAGAGGATATACCTCCTAACACCAACACATTCCCCTCTACTAATCTATAAATTGTTGATCCTGAACTAACTAACATATCCCATACATATCTACCTGGTTTTATAGTTCTTGTTGTTGTAGAACCTATTGATAAGTTAAATTCACCACCAGCAGCACTAGTAAATCCTACTGTAAATGATGCTGTAGCTGGATTAGTAGCACCAACTGCAACAGACTTAACCATTTGAGATGACCCATCATATCCAGTAAAATTAAAAGCAGATTTATCTGGTTTTATGACTTTAAATGTTGATTTAAAGTTTGCTCCAGTATTAATTGTTAGATTAGCACTGTATGAAACTCCAGAAGCTGGATCAAAAGTAATTGTATTATTGGCCATTATTATTACTTAAGAAGGATTGAAGCATTGATTTAATATCACCAATATCACTTGATAAATTGTCTACCTTTTGTTCAAGATCATTAATTCTTTCCTCTTTGGAAAGCATTTTATTTCTGGTGTTATTGTAACGATCAAAGTCAGATTTGCTTTTATTTACAATAGCACCAGTTGCACTATCTCTGAATAATTCAGAATGATTTTCTACAGGTATTAAAGACATAATTAAGCAAGTGCAGTTACACGAAGGTTTCTAAGTTGAGGAACAACAGCAGCATTTGTTGATGTACCTACAATTTTAATCCTAAACTGGTTAAATGGTGATAAATCATCAGTACTAAATGAATATTCTTTGAATAAATCTACAGATGGTGTTTGAACATACTGATCTACTTTTGGAACTTTTAAGTTAGATAAACCATCACTCTTAGTTTGAGTAATTATCTGTCCATTGATGTTTAAATTCTTATATCCTGGGAATGGAGTAAAGATTACATCATCTAATTTTTTATCCTGATTAACAGCATAGAAAACTCTAAGATCACATAAGTCAGGAACATATCCATCTATGATAACTTCTAAAGAAGTTGCTGGATTTTCTAAAACTACATTTTTAGTAATATAGAAGAATCTATCAGGATCTTCTCTAACACTATTAACTCTGAGATCATCTTCATACTTTGCCACTGGTTTGTTAATTCTATTATTAACAAATGTAATAGCAGCATGATCTAAATTAATCATTGGAGTTATTCTTCTATCATCTGATGCCATATCTATCAACATAGATAAAGATTTATTTCCTGGTAAACTGGTTAAATAATTATCTTCATTTACCTGAGATGCTACTTGTCTTACTGAATCAAAGTAATTTGGTTCATGTAAAATAACATCACTAAATCCTTGATCTATAAATGCTGGTTCAGTGCCATTTACTGATCCTCCAGTAACAGTTCTAATTTTAGCATTAAAAGATGTACCACCTGGTATTAATGTTTCAAACTTAGGTATAATTATAGAATAAGGAATATTGTATGTTGACCTTGCTAGAGGACCTCCACCAAATCCTTCTGTTTTAAGTTTAATTGGTAACTTGGTATCTGAGTCAGTTGGATCCCATTGAGCAGAACTTCTGTTAAGACCATCTGATGCAGGATCAATTTTAACATGATAATAATCCAAACCTATTGGATCATTTACAATAGAAATATCACCTAAATCATGAGTCTTATTAATTCTTCTCAATGATATTCCACCAAATTCATACTTATATGCTATGTCTCCACTATCATGTGATTCTTGAGGAGATCCATCTATACCTCTAGTAATACCAGTTAGAGTATTACCACTTACACCAGTATATCCAAGTATTTCATCATCAATACGAAGATATCCAGTTTGTGCTGCACCAACAGTTAGTCCTTCAAATGTCGTATATGCTGATCCAACAATAACACCTAGATTAGCAGTACTTGTTCTGCTATAATTTTGAGTTAGTTCAGAAGGAACTAAATCACTTTCAACATCAGTTAGTTTGACTTGATTTATAGAATTATACATTCCATGGTTCTTCATTCTAATTTTTAGATGAAGTCCATCATCACCATCTGAAACTGTAGCAGATGTTGGTTTTACTTCTATTGGTGCTGCTCCAGCATAGTTAATAACTGTTCCTATTCCAAGAGCACCATCAACATATCTTAGTGAATAAGCATTTGCACTAGTGTCAAAATCACCTTGAACATCTGACAAGACCAATTCATTGAATGAATCTATATTTGAATCCTCAACAGTTATTCTAATTCCCTCACCATTACCTTCACCAAGATCCATTGTTAAAACATCACCAGCAGTATAACCTGATCCACCATTTATACATGTGGCAGCAATAGCAACTCCATCTTTTATGTGAATATCAAATTTTGCATTTTGACCTAATCCAGTTACAGATGTAGCAGCAACATCACTAAATGTGAAATGAGCTGTTCCTCCACCAGGAGTTTGAGTTCCTAGAGGTGTATATCCAATACCTGCATTAGTCACTGGTAAACTACTACCAGTACTTACTAGAGCTTTTGCTGCTGTTTCATAACCTAATCCTTTTGTGGATCTGATTGATCCAGCAAATCCAACTAAAGATCCATTTGGAACACTCTCAAAACTAACTGCATTACTATTTGCTTGGAATACAGTATTACCTACTTTAAGTGCTTCAAGAGTCACACCTGCTGCACTAGGTAAAGTTCCAGTCTGAGCATAAGTAACACCTAATCCAATTCTTACTTTATTAGGTTTAAATGTTACACCAGTATCAGGTAAATCTTCTAATTTTTCTGGTAATTTAGGATTATAGAATGATACAGAACCTGCAGGTTTAAAGTCTGCTCTATACAAATTATATTTCAAATCTTCATACTGGCTTGGTGTCCATGCACTAGCATTCTGTGACCTGAATAGAGAACCAGATGCTGGTTGTTTAGATACTAAAACTCTACCAGATTCTTCTGGTGTGCTAACATCAGCTTCACCTAATCTTGATATCCATACTTTATAATTTGATACAGTAGTCTTAAGAACTAATGCATAATCTCTGTCAGGTTCCAAATAAACTGGAGATTGGAATTCAAAAGTGGTTGCAACACTACCATCATCAGAAACAAATACTTCATCTGGATCTTTATATACTTCACTAAATGGAAGCACTGTAGATTTAGGAGTTCCTTGCTCTGTTTCATTAATTTGGAACTTAACAGGGAATTGATCATCTTTTTCTTGGAAAAATAGATCAATCTTAGTTAGAAATACACCTGTCTCATCATTAATATTAAATGTTTGTGCTAATGGATCTCTTCCACCTCTTCTTCTACCTCTCCTTCTCCTTCTTCTCCTGTTAGGAGAACTATTTCTCCTTCTAGTTCTATTTCTTCTCCTTCTCCTATGTCTCCTTCTCCTTCTTCTGGATCTAGGTTTTGGTGGTACTACTGGAGCTGGTACAGGTTTAGGAGCTTGGGTAATATTGGTTACATTGGTTATTGCTTGTGTAACATTGGTAACATTGGTAACATTAGTAGTATTAGTAATATTTTGTGTGATATTTGTTACTTCAGTAACATCTTGAGTTACATTAGTTATGACATCAAAACCACTGACTTGTTGAATTGTATTTGAATTTGATGCTCCACCTATTGTTTGAGTTTCTGCAAATTCAGATGACTCAACTTTAGCATTTCTCATAGAGAGAGTTGTCTCTTGAGTTGCATCTACACTACCTTGAGAATAGAATTTTTCTTCTGCAGAAGTATCAAATGTTCCTATTTCATCACCATTAAATGGACTACCTGTTAATTTAAATGTTGATGTTCCTGTTTCAAAAATTGGATTAGCTGATGATGAAGAATTTGGAACATGGAAAGATCCTATTAATTGACCACCTTGATCTGGAATTAACTTAACATCGGTAACTCTTGCTAATGAACCTGAACTTTGACCTCTAAGGATCATTCCTGTTGCAATATATCCTTCATATTGTGGTGTATCATCAGATGCCAAAGAAGCAGTATCAACATTTAATATAGTAGATGATCCACTATAAGATCTTGGAATATTATTTCTATCATAAGGACTGACAGGGAATACACTACTAGGATTATTATGAGGTCCAGATCTGTGATTTTGTTGTGCTACTCTAAATTTTATACTTGGTGTTGCCTCTCTATTTCTAATTCTTCCTTGAAGTGCACTAGGCATTCTACCTATTACTACTTCACTCAATCCAAATGATCCTCTTATCATTTGGATTTCAATTAACTTAGGAACACAGAATTTAGTTACATCTACTGCATCAAAGAATGCATATACCCTATTATAAGGTTTCATTCCTTTAGCAGTAAATTGTATTTCTCTAGCTCTCATGAAATGAACTATATCTCTACTTACAATTCTACTTCCCAAAGATGAGGTATCTATCTTCTCATTAACAGTTTTTTGTGATCCTGATCTATTTTGACTAAGAGAAGTAGAAACATTTGCAGATATGTTATTAACAACTGAATCACTAGGATCAAGTATTTGTTGATTACCTACATTAATACCACTTAATAAACCTTGAACTGCAGCATTATTACCATTACCAGAAGCATTTTGGAATGTCTGTTGATTATTAGATAATCCAAGATCCATACTAACACCAACTGTTTGCCAAGAGTTCCATTCAACAGGAGAAACACCCATTCTAGAACCATCAGCTGCAGTAGTAATCTCTGCATTTAATGCTTCAGCAACACCTTCAAATGAACCTTCCATCATAACATCATTTGGTTGCATCTTGGTGACATCAATCCAAACATCAGTATCAGGTTCTAATGTAATATTTCCTGAAAAGAATACAACAGCAAATGAAGTTACATTCTCTACTCTGGTAGCATATGGTTGCTGTTGATACAAAATTTCATCATAATCTAAAGTTATTAAAGATCCTGATCTTTTAATACCAGATCCTGTTATAGTTGCAAATTGTCCATCAGTAGCTAATCCATTACCTATTCCTGGAATAGCATTTGAACCAACCTGCATATTAATAGCAGTAGAATAATGAGATGGTCTTAGTAAACCTTCTTTTTTGTCTATACTATTTCTAACACCAGCTGAAGTATCTTGAGGTTTTAGGTCTGTAAAATTATCTACAAAAACTCCAGATTTAAATCTATTAAGTCCATTTCCATCAGGTATGAATTTATTAAGTATATCAGATTCAGTTTGACTTAAAGAAGTATAATATTCAATATTTTTAATTCTTTGCTCAAGTTTGGCAATATCAGCCATTTGATATCGCTTATATTGTATAAATTTTACTTTTGCATCACTTGTCTTATAAAGATATGCAGGCATAAAGACATTAGCAATGTTCATTGCTCCATTTACTTCAGGAGGTAATCTAGGGTCATCTGCAGGTGTACCTTCTACAACACTTAAAAGTCCAGTGCTATCAACATAAATTCTATCTGCTCTTGGTAGATAATAGTTAAATGCAACAGTCATAGACTCATCAGATGCTATGATATTTGTAGAACTATGTCTTGCTCCACTATTAGCACTATCATCAAAATCTCTTCCAAAGAATTCAAAAGGTGATCTTGCTCCTTCAGCAACAGTATATGTTCCTACTACAGGTCTAGCATCAATTATATCTGATAATCTATTACCATTAACACTTGTAATTTCATTTGAATAGTTGAAACCACTATAAGAGTTAATTAATGTTATATCACCTGTATCACTAGAATCATATGATCCTCTAGAATAATATACCTTTAATCTATGAGTAGGTATAGGGACTTCTGATTTTCTACTAATGTTAGATATTCCATAAAATGCTCCAACTTGTCCTGTTTGGAAGGTAAAGTTTTGAGTTATATTTTTAGATCCAAATTTTGTAATAGTAACTGTTCCAGTAATTCCTGAATCTTTAAATTTAACTACCTCACCAGGTTCAAAGACAGAATTATTTAAGTAAACAAAACCTATTCCAATATCACTATTTCTAACCAAATAAACAGCAACTGTACCACTGGTTTCACCTACAAATCTTTCTCCTATGATTAAATCACTTGTATTTGAGTTAGGACCATCCAAAGATCCCATATTAATACTAGGACACTCAGCATCATTTAAATCCTCTGATTCAAAAATACCAAATATTTTAACAACATCAGGAACATTTAAAGATATTAAATCATCTTGAACTCTTGCACCAAAAGCAAAATTACCATGAGTTAATCCATCATTTAATGTTGTTCCTCCAATACCTGAAGCACTATTAGATGATCTTATGATATCAACACTTTCAGATACTTTTTTAATTTTTTTCTTTGCTACTAAATTAGACTTACGTAAAGTTGCAATTAATTTTGCATTGCCACTAGCAAGACTTAATCCTACAAATTGAGCTGTTGCACCAGAATTTGTTAACTTTAATTTACTAGAATCTATTGCTATTGTATTTCCATCTGTGTCTATTAAAGTATATCTCTCTTCATCAAAAGGTAAAAAGACTTCTCTAGCATCTGCATTGACTGCAGCAGTTCTATTTTGTGTTATAGTTACATCAAATTGTCTTCTAATTACAAGATTAGAATTTGATAGATTAACATTTTGAAGATTCCTCTTAGGGAAAACACTATATAAACTCTCATTATCAGATTTATTACCTGATCCTAAGGTTCTTTGTATTTCAGTACCAACTATTTCTAAATTAGATACATCTTCTTGAGATGTAGGAATCCCTCCATCAAGAACTCCAGTAACAGTATTAAGTCCAACAACAGTTAATGAAGTAGGATTTACACCAATAACTTTATTAATTGAAGGTAATGTTTTTCCTGATCTCTTATATCTAACTAAATCACCTGTAGTTACTATTCCTGCAAAAGTATCACCTGCACTAGTTATTTGTGAAAAACCACTAGGATAAGTAGCATTTGATGCTGCTGCACCTACAGTTCCACTACCAAAGCTTAGAATCTTATTGGGAATTATATCTGCAGTAAAAGTATTAACACCAACACTACCATATAATGATCCTACATCAGATATTTCATAATTATGAATATCAACTGTAAATCTATCATCATCAGTTACTCCATTAAATGATAATCTTTCACCAGGAAAGAATGTTCCCTTTACATCATAAGCAGTAAATCCAGTTCCAACAGATGAATATCTAAGGAATCCAGTAGCACCACTGTTTTGACCTTTAATATGTGTAGGAACTGTTAATGATACTGATGTATTGACTTGAAATGTGGTATACATTTGCAAGTCCCACAATGCTATATCCCACTGATTGATAGCAGCATTTTGAGTGTCATAAGAACCAGTTTCTAAAGCAAAATCATATAATCTTGCAACACCTATTTCAGAACCTGCTGCACCAACATGTCCAGCATCAACAACTCTATTAGTGCCAGTAGCTGGACTTGCTGTGTGAGGAAAAGTATCTGAATCATTTGGTCTCTTTTCTGATCCAACTCTCTCACTTCTTAAACTTATTGTATTACTATTATTAAATCCTAAAGTAGGTGATCCAGTAACATTATTCAATTCAAATGAAGGACCAAATCCAAAATTTATAGATTGATTTTTTAATGTTTTAACTGATCTTGGTTTAGCGACGTCCATGTTAGTAGAACGTGTAAATTCAACTTCATATCCCCTTACATATGCTTTACCAGGTGAAATCTTGTATACCATCAAATCATCAGATGGATCCTCTCCTCCCTCTGTTATTTGTCCATCAGTATAAAGTCCTCTATTACCTATACCATCATTCAAACACTCTCTAACTGTTGTAGTAAAATCTTTACAATAGTAGTTACCAGATTCATCATATGTTCTTTTTGCTAATTCATCTCCTAGATAATTATAGTCTGTATTAACATTATCACCTACAAATCCACCATTAACAACTTCAGTTAATTGGATAAAGTTTTCATCACCAATATCATCAGGATCTTTTCTTGCTAAAGTAGCAGTAATTTTTAATCTATCAGCACCTGGTGCTGTAAAATTATTAAATCCTTGAGCATTATCAGATAAAGAGGGATCAATATCTGCAGATATAATATCTTCTCTTATTTGAAATCCAATTTTATGACTTGAAGTATTGCTATACTGATCTAATATTAAAACTTCATCTTTAACATCTACAAAATGTCCTCTTAGGAAATAAATTCCTGCAGCCATAATGTATGCCATTCCTGTAACAGCAGCATCTGATGCTACAGTGCTTGCAAATCCCTCACCTGCAGCTATAAAAGTACTAGAAAAACTTATATCTTCAACTGTTTGTATAACTTCATTATCAAAGAATTCATTAGATTCATTATCATCACTACCAGCATTTCTATATGTAAGATATAAAGTAAAATTACCTCTATCTGATTCCTCATCTGTAATATAAGTTACTACTTGAGCAGTTACACCTGATGATGCACCTTTAATTCTCTTTCCTACTAACTGATCCAAATATAAACTTACAGGAATTCCTAAAAATTCAGGATCTATTTGTACACCTAAAAATTCATCTTCAAATGTAGTGCTACCAGGTATTACTTTAGCACCTTCTTTAAAGAAGTGATTACCCATGTTTTCAATCTGATCCTGAAGGATAGATTGCATAGTTGTAAGTTCTCTTGCCTGAACAGGAAAACCAGGTTTATACAACACCTTATAGTAATTACTATCAGGCGTAAAATCATCAAAATAGGGAGCTACATTTAAATTGGTTTCCTTAGGCATGATTTTTTAGAATTGCAAGATTATTTTTAGATCTTCTTTTTGAGAACTAGATCTGGTAATAGAAGGTCTATTGTCCACATATACCACTTCACCAGAATATTTTTTAATTTCTGGTTGAGCTACACCACTGACGAAATTCTGACCCAAATAATAGGTCCTATTATTTATCACTGTTGAGACACCTTGGAATCCAGTGTCAATTCCAACAGCAACACTACCTCCATTGATAGTATAACTACCACCTGTAGCAGTGCCAGGTGCCTCTATGAGGTGTGAAAATCTATTTACCCTAAAACCATATACTGGGTTAGCTTCAGCAAGTCCAGTGGATGTAAATCCAGCAGTTGTTCTATCTTGCCAATATTTTAATACACCAGTGGATTGATCATAAGATATTACTCTACCAACAGCAGTGGATCCAACACCCACAGTTTGAGTAATAAATGCATCAGGAGTGAAAACTGCTGAACTATATCCAGCACCTGCCAATCTTAAAGCATATACAGCACTTGCTTTTTCAGATATTAATAATGAATCAGATCCTTGAGCTTGAGGATTCTTTAAAATACCAACTCTAGCAAACTGTTGTCCTGTAACAAAGTCTGGGTTTTCTGAATCATTTTCAAAACGAGCATATGCTAATGCATTTAATGCACCTAATTCTAGATATATATCTTTTCCATGTCCACCTGGTGGAGGAATAATAACATTAAATGTAGGTGTTGTAGTTCCTGTAGGAACTCCACCTGATGCTAAATCAACACTACCAAAGGTATATCCAGATCCACCATCAGAAACTGTTACTGTTTCTACTTTTGAATCATTATTAACTACAACAGTTGCTTTACCACCTTCACCATCTCCCATTATAGGAACATTTGTGTATGTGATGTTAGCAGTTCCAAGACCAACTCCTCTATTTGTAATAGTACAAATTTTAAGTTGACCACTAGCATCTGCATTTTCTCTCATAGGAGTATATGTTGCACTAGTGAACCAATCATCAGGAACAGGAATGTAATCTGTTGAATCAAATTTTATTGCTTCACTTGGTCTTACTGTATAAAGATACTTCCAAATATATCCATCACCACTACTACCAGCAGCTCTTGGTTCTAAATCTGTGAATGTTGGTTCATCTAATGAAGGACCACCTTGATTATTATTTTCAGGATTAGCATTATTGAATAAACAAATATAAACTCTATAATCTGAGTTGATTATATAATAGTTTGCAGAATACACATCAAAAGCACCTGATGGTTGAGATGCATTATCTCTTGTAATATCATTTCTCCACATATCATATGTCACACCAGACTGCCATCTTAACTTTCTAACCACTTGACTGATATCAGCAGAATTAATTCTTTTTACTGCTAACATAGTGTCATAGTAGTCATCAGACTGACTAAAAGCATCTTTTGGTGCAGGAGGATCTGAATCCCATGTAGATACATAACTTCCAGCATTAGGCAGACCAATAAATGCATAATAAGAATTTGCACTAGATTGCACACCAGCAACAAAGTTACTTGCATTCACTATTCTCAGTTGATCAGTTATTATCGCTGCCATTTTTAAGTTTTGTTTTTATTTATAGAGTTTATATTGAAGGATAGATGACCAATGATCCAACCATTCCAGAATGACTAGATGCACAAGCATAATACAAGGTATTTGGTGCTGAGAAAGGAACTTCAAATTTAATAACTCCTACTGCTGCTGCAGAATTAGTAATTCCTGTAGTATAAACATTACTAGCATTGTAAGTACCTGAACTAGTTTGAATAGCAAACCCATGTCCAGATGCATTCATATTAAACTGATAAGTTTGTCCTCTAGCAAGATATAAAGTTGAGTTTGATGCATTAGATAATCCACCAGGTCCATTAAAGATATAGTTAGTAGAACCATTGTTAGTAACTGTCCATTCAGAAGTTACTAATTTTCCATCTCCACCACCAACATATGATTTAGCAGTTACAATACCAGTAACATGACCAGCATCAATATTGTTCTGATCAATAGTAACACCAGAACCAACTATAACCTTACCAGTTACTCCACTATTGTTTTTACTGACTAACTCTAACCAGTTTCCACCATGTGCATAATACATTAAACCTGTATCATGTCCATGAGCAACTGCACCATGATATGTAGATGCTGATGGGAAATCACTTACTTGAGCATAGTAGAATGGAATTATATTATTTGTTTGAATACCAACTATCTGATGATTTATATCAGCAATAGCACCATTTACAACTAATCCATTATTAAGGGTTGCTGTGTTTGTTAGAGTTACTGTGTTTGTTACTCCTAATGTTCCCTGTAAAGTTGCATTGCCACTAACAGTTAAAATATCATCAATAGTTGTAGTACCACCAGCAGAATCAATAGTTAAGTTGCCAGAATTAGTATCAATTTCATTATCATTAGTTACTCCAATTTGAATTTCATCAACCCTTGCACCACCATTAGCATCAATAGTTCCAGTAAATGTAGATACACCAGTTACATTTAACTGATTAAATCCAGAAGTTCCTACTGTACTAATACCTGCAACAGTTGAGGCAGTGATACCAGTTAAGTTTGATCCATCACCATGGAATTCTTTAGCAGTTACAATACCAGTTACATGACCAGCATCAATATTACTTTGATCAATAGTTACACCAGCACCAATTAATCCTTTAGTTGCAGTAAGAACTGTAAATGATGGACTACCAGTTACAGCAGAAGCATCTCCATGTAAGAAGTTTGTATAAACATCAGTTGCCTGAAGTGAAGTTGCACCAGTAACAATACCAAGAGTTGAAATACCTGGTACAGATAGACCAGT